AGGCTCCGACGTTAAGAACTTCGGTTTGGGAACTCCGATCCAAGCCGCCGGCACGGATTACGACACGACCTCCAACGTCGCCAATTGGGGCGTTGCGGAACTTGTCTACGTCTCGTCGGTTGGCGCGGCGGCGATTATCCCGGGCACGTTGGTTGTCCTGGATAAGAACTTCCGGATCACCGCTACTGCCGCCTCGGAAGCGAACACCGGCCGTCCTGTTTATGTCGTTCTGACCGCTTTCCAAATCGGTTCGACGACTGAGCAGTATGGCTGGGTTCTGCGGAAGGGGATTTGCCCGATTAAGTACGCTGTTGCGGCGACTGTCGGCGCGGTTTACGGCGGTACCGCTGGTTTGGCAACTCCCACCGCCGCAGCAGGCGTTCAAATCCTGAACGCTCGCTGCCTGATCGCCGCAGTGTCCACGTTTACCCGGTCGGGCAAAACCCAAACCGGCTCTTCGCGTGTGCGCTTCAGCAACGTCGGCGGTATGTACGTCGGTCAGGCAATCTCCGGCACCGGCATCCCGGCGTCTTCGGTGATTTCCGCGATTGACTCGAACGGCACGGATGTGATTATCGGGAGCGCCATTGGCACCCCGGTGGCCGCGACCGGTACCGCTTCGGTGACGGTTACCTTAACCAACACCGGCTACGGTATCTGCCAAGTCGATTCCCCGACGTTCCAATCGCAGATTACCTAATCTGCCCAGGGGGCTTCGGCCCCCTCTTTTTTGTTCTCTAACAGGAGCTTTCCATGCAAGGTGTTGTTGACAACGAACGTCCTCCGTATATTACCTTCGAGACTCGCCAAGCCGAGGATCGTGATGCGTCCATCGCAAAGGGGCATTATGTCGAGAAGGATATCGAGATTGTGGTTATCACGCGCGCAGGCGCGAAAGATGATTTGCATCGGGTAGCCCTGGAGTGGCTGACCGAACAACGCGAAAAAGCTCGCCGCCAGCTAATCCCCCAGGCATGGTACGACAGCTTTAATGCTCAATACAAAGCCTGGAAAGAAGGCCAGGAACTCCCCGCGAACGGAACCCCCATTCTCGGCTGGGTTCTCCTCTCGCCCTCTGTCCAAAAAGACCTTATCCGCGCCGGCATTCGCACCGTCGAAGACCTCTCCGAGATTGCCGATTCCGAACTCCAGCAAATCACGATGGGGGCTTTGGGCTACAAGCTAAAAGCCAAAAACTGGCTGGAGGCTGCTTCCGGCACGGGCAAAACCGTCGAGAAGCTCACCGCTCTCTCCATCCAAGTTTCCGAGCTTGTCGAGCTGACCAAAAAGCTCCAAACCGAAAACGAACGGCTGCGCGCTTTCGAGCCAAAGCCTACGACCGCAAAGGCGTAAATCATGTCCAGCACAGTTTTGGCTTTGGTTCAGGAGTTTACGGATGGGATGGGTTTGCCTACCCCATCAGCCTTGATCGGTGCAACCGATAAAGGCACGGCGCAGTATCGTGCCTTGCTAAAACAAACTGTGCGGGATTTATCCGAATACCGCTGGCAACAGCAGAAAATCCGAGGAACCTGGCTTGCCCCAGGGGCTTTTTCTACTAACGCAGTTGTGTCCACGACTCTTGTTGGTATAACCAATGCCTGGACGTTTGCAGGCGATACTAACTTCGGGGAAGGTTATCTCCACGGCCGATCTGCTCCAGACGGCCCATTCGCTGACGTTCCAGGCACTATTCTAGTCAACGGAGTTGCTACGCCTGTTATAAACAGTTTCTTCATGACCAGCAACATTGGAACTGGCTTTTTAGTCTGGGATAGCTCTGGAGCTGGTTTTGCACTAAGCGCTTTCAGCCCTAGGCCTTACGTGTTCGCCCGCTATAACGCAGGTACATGGGAATACGATTTTAATGACCAAACCTGGGTAGCCTTTACTCCGAATAGCAACCATTATATTATCGGGGAAGTGGCTACAGGCAGTTTAGACACGGGCATTCCAGGTTCTCCGCCTGGGGTTACTCAATTGACGATCTGGGAAACAGCGGTTTCTATCGCGACGCCTACCGTTGCCGAGCAAGACCAAGGTAATTTGACTGCGCTGTTTGGCGCAAATTATCTCTCTCTTGTCACAGATTCTATCTGGAATACCACTCGCCGGATGCGCGTTTTTGGGCCTTTACCTGACGCTACCTGGCAGGCTTTGAGTGTGCTTCCCAACGCAGGCCCGGAATACCAATGCTGGATTGCAGGGAATCATTTGTACATTTCCCCAGCGCCACAGCCAGGGGAGGAGCATTCTGCCATTTTCTGGACAAGTGCGGCTGTTGTGGATTTGAATGGAGTGCCGAAAGCGGCTATAACGGCTGATACGGATACGTTGCTTTTTCCTGATAATGTTACCCTAAGCTGGTTTAAATATCGTTGGAAACAGCAAAAAGGCGTGGCAGGATGGGAAGACGACTACAACGACGCAATCACGCTAGTCTCTCGAAACATCGTTAAAGACGGCGCTCCGACTTTTTGGCTGGATACCTCCACCCGTAGTTTGCGCCCAGGTATTGTAATTCCCGCAGGGTCTTGGAATGTTTAAACAAGTCCGATCTAAACTGGTAAACCAGCAAGATAACATCCCAGCCCCGGTTAAGGGGCTGAATGCTATGGTTTCGCTGATGCGGTTGCCTCCGCAGAATGCGCATGTTTTGGAGAATTGGTTTTGTCAGGCTGATGAGTTGGTGGTGCGGCAGGGGAATGTTGACCATGTTACCGGGTTTGCGCATACGGTCAATCGGTTGCATACCTACGCGGCTCTAAACGGCGGGGAAAGCCTTTGGGCAACAACCTCCGACGGAATCTTCGACGCCTCAACCGCTGGGGCTGTAGGCGCCGCCGCTATCGCCCTAACAAACGGCTTCACAATCTCCACCGCTATCGCTACCGGCGCGGGGAGTTATATGATGGTCGTGAACGGCGTCGATACGATGAAACAATACGACGGCGCAGCCTGGACTTCTATCGCCGTCCTCGGGGCGGTGGCGACTTCGGATTATTCTTATGTCGAGACATATCGGCAGAGGCTGTTTTTTGTTAAGAAAAGCAGTCTTGACCTGGCATATCTCGCCGCTAATGCCATTGCTGGCGCGCCGACCGCCTACCCAATGGGTGCTATCTTCCGCAAAGGCGGCTATATCGTCGCTATCGGCACTTGGACAATCGACGGTGGCGTCGGCCCGGAAGACCAGCTTGCCGTCCTAACCAACAAAGGCGAGGTCGCAGTTTTCTCTGGGTCTGACCCTGCCACATGGTCGTTTAACGGGGTTTATTTCATCGGTCGGCCTCTCGGCACGAATCCCTTGTTCAAATACGGTGGTGACCTGCTGATTCTGACTGAAAAAGGCGTTTACCCGCTTTCCTCCGCGATGCAATCGGTCGCCGTTGAACGCACTTCAACTGTCACAACAAACATCCAACCCCTAATCTCGGCTTATGCGGTCGCCTCTTCTGCTTCCGAGGGCTGGCAGGTTATCTCCGACCCGCTCGCGCCGTTCCTTCTTGTCAATCTCCCCCTCACGCCCGTTCGGAAGCAACTAATCATGAACTCTCAAACCGGAGCGTGGTCGCATTATTCCGGCTTTGAGGCCCAATGCTGGGCGCGGCGAACTTCGGAAATGTATTTCGGAACAACCAACGCGGTTTGCCGGGTTACTGGGTATTCCGACAATGGCGCGAATATCGTAGCGACGATGGTTCAAGCCCCTAGCAAAATGGGTTATCCCCGGAATAAGAAGATCGAAGAGCTTCGAGGCTATTTCGAGGCTTCGGGTGGGTTTTCTTATCAGGCCGGCGTTGCTTCGCAATTCGGAATTTCCCCTGATACGACTCTAATCGACCTTATCTCCTCCGGTTCCTCAAGCCTATGGGGCACCGCTCTTTGGGGTTCTGGCGTTTGGGGGTCTTCGACGCAAGCCAACCAAGAGTGGATTACCGTCCCTGACGAATACACTCTTTGGAAAGCCCTTTATATCCAAGTAACCTCCAACGTTGGTTCGGTTTCCTATCTCGGTTCCGACGTTCTAATGACGGCTGGGAGTACCTTCTAATGCTTATCTGGGATTGTCCTGAGGTTATTAACGAATGGGTGGCGGGTAAAGGCGGGGGGCATGCCGCAAAAGGCGCCTGCACAGCCCTAGGCTGGGTCGAAAACGACCGGCTTGTCGCTGGCCTAGTCTTCCACGAAGCCAACGGCGCCCACTGCCTTGTAAACATCGCAATCGCCAACGGCGCCTTCCCCCGCGCGCTTCTCTGCGCTGGCCTCCACTACGTTTTCTCCCAGCTTAAACTCAAAAGATTGACTTTCATCATCGCCGAGGGTAATATCCCCTCACAGAATCTAGTGCGCAAACTTGGCGCGACGCTCGAAGCGACACTTCGGGATGCAGATATTAACGGAAACCTGCTCATTTATGCGCTGTTTCCCGAAGACTGCAAACTATGGAGTCGTATAAATGGGCAAGTCCGCCTCCT